CTTTTCAAACTCAGGGGCTTCTTGACGATCTACACCAATCAGAATCACAGGCTGAGTGGTTGTATGAGGGTCTTTATCTTCTTTCATCTTGAACTCCTATATCCGTCATTTCTTAAACTTGACGGATATAGAAGAACTAAGCTGAAATAACTGCCTTAACTAAGGCAAGAGAAACTCTATAAGGGTCTGCGTTTGAGTTAGGTCGTCTGTCCTCGAAATAGCCATGACCATCACGAGCTGTTGTCACAGGAATTCTGACGCTCGCTGTACGATCAGACACGCCCCACTTGAACTCATCGTAGCGACAAGTCTCGTGTTTGCCTGTAAGTCTGATCTCGTAGCCATCACCATACTCTGCTAAATGCTCGGAAATATTTCCTGCGAGATAGTCCATGACTTTTTCGATAGCTGCCATTCCGCCTTCAGCTCTAGTCTTATTAGTCGAGAAATTAGTGTGCATACCTGCACCATTCCAATCTCCCGTCACGGGCTTTGGGTCAAGAGTCGCAGAAATGTTGTAATCCTCACCAATACGATAAAGCAACCAACGAGCTACCCAAAGCTCATCACTTGCTCGCAAAGGGTCAATGTCAGGTCCACCAATCTGAAACTCCCATTGACCTGGCATTACTTCTGCGTTTACTCCCTGTATAGACAACTCAGCAGAAATACATTTCCTAAGATGATCTTCTACCATGCCTCTACCCGAAACTTCATCAGAACCTACGCCACAGTAGTATGGCCCTTGAGCAGGAGGGAAGCGTCTTTCTGAGGGAAAACCTAGAGGTCGAGAACCCTCAAAAAGTGTGTACTCTTGCTCAAAACCAATCCAAGCTCCCAAGTCAGAGTTAGCTTCTAAAAGCTCTCTCAACTTCGCTCTCGTATTTGTAGGGTGGGGCTTTCCATCACTTGTGAAAACCTCGCAGAGAACAAGAAAATTATCAAAGCCACCACGAATAGGGTCACTCGTAACAAAGACAGGCTTCAGAATACAATCTGAAGAACCACCCTCTGCCTGCATAGTAGAAGACCCGTCAAATGACCATTCGGGAAGTTGCTCTAAAAGACTACGCCCTGAAAGACTGTCCTCAGAAATGTGAGGTAGGACTTTTGTTTTTGAACGAACACGAGAGGTGGGGTTGCCACCATCAATCCAAATGTACTCTGCAATCGTATGTCTCATATTATTTCCTTTACTAAGATTGAACACAACCACATTACCAATGAGGGTCAGTCAAAGTTACCTTCTAACCAACTTAAATAAAGACGATTAAAAGCATCGCTATTTCTAAGATTTATTTCTATTGGAATTGTACTGTAAAACTTTATCCCCTCTCTTTCTATTAATCTATAAGGGTGAGCTCCTCGATCTTCAAGTATCGTATATGTGATGGGGAAATGAACCTTTACCTCCCCTTTTATGGAAGGTTGACTCCCTTCCATTTCTACTTTGAGTTCTGCACCTAAAGTAGCAGCTTCTACCCAAATCTTAGGTGCTTCACCCCATATGTGAGCGTTGCCTGCTCTGTACCTAGACTTTTGAACATTCAAACGCTCGTAGTCTTTCTTCCATTGAAAAATAGAAATGTTATAAGGTCTAATATTCTGATAGCGACCAACGTCTAAATTTCGTGTGTAAAGCATGGTATGAGCATCTGCTAAAATACCTGCAATAATGTCTTCATACACATCATGCCCCACAAGAGAAATGAAGCCTTGCTTTTTGGAATGAGCAAGAGCTAGAGCTATGTCTAGCTTGTTATTTCCTGTAGGATCAAACTTAACTTTATGTTGCACCTTGGAAGATTTTTTCTCAATCATCTCTTTGCCCTTTTCAGAAAAAGTAGGGGTGTGAACGGGCTTCTGCCCATCTTTAGCTTTGCTCTCCTCACGCCTCTTCTTACGAGCCAACGTAGCCCTCTGCTCTTTCGTGAGGTCGTGGGCTTTGTCTCTAGGCATACATTTAAGGGGGTTCTTTCCTCCGTTTGTAACGCTTTTCCAACTTGGTTCACTAGATACGGCACATGGGCCAACAATGTCTCCTGCGTCATAAGTCTTATCTTCCCCGTCTTCTTTTTTTATCGTGTGTTTTATCGGTGTGATCGCTATCCAATCACCCCAAGTTGCTCTCTCATCGGGTTTACCACCACCATGCCCTGCAAACCAAGTATCTAAGCCCCCATGCCCTGTGTTTTTCAGTTTAGAATCATCTCGCTTCGCTGACTCCAAATAGCGTGACGCAACCCTTGAAGATTGACCATATTTCTTTTTGATCTCAATCGCTTCCTTAAAGTCGTAAAAAACTTTGAAGTACTCCCCCAAGTCCTCATTCTTCCTTAAATCAGAAATGACTTCCGAGACACTTACAATCTCAGGCTTAATGAGCTTCACAGGTTTATCCCATTTCACTTCTTCAGGAAATCCATACTTCGGCTCTGTCCGAGTCTTGAATTTAAGAGCTACGATTTTGTCCATGTGGTCTTTCCTAGAACCACTGACTTGGAGACTTGTGACCTCTTGCCCATAAGAACCCGAAATAGCAAAAGCTCCAACAGCACCAGGCTGATCTTTATAGAAGTTAGGTCTTAAAAAGCCGTCTTCAATTATTTCCTCAGCACGATCTCTATATGTGTAGTGATAGTAATAGTCATTCTCTACTCGCATAAAGTAGAAGTCGTAAGGCATCACTCCACTTTCTGAACCTAAATACCTAAGTTTAGCTTTAGAAGACGCTTGCTTACCCTTAGAGATCATATCTTGTCTGTTAGACCCTGTTTTATCCCCATAACAGTCAACATATGGACGACAAGAAGCCTTCTCAGAGAAACCCATCTCGTCACAGGGTTTAGACTCACAATGCTCTCTATCCCACTTACGAGGCATCTTGTAAGTGGCAGAACTCTTTCTCAGAGAAGGGTTTCTGAGCATGGTGTCTCTTGTTCTGAAGTCTTTGTTTCTGCCCTTGTTGGGCTTGAACCCAAACCTCCTGTAAAACTTAGTCAAACGAGAAACAGAACTCGCACCAAAGTCTGTCGAGGGAGAAAGAGATAGCATAACCCCATGACCATCAGCCCAAGAAATAATCTGAAACATGACCTCTGACCCCAAGCCTTGCTTTCGGCTATCAGCGGGAATCTGAACTGTCATAATCCTGACAATGGGAGGCTCGTACTCGTCCCCACCCGATAAGAGGCTCGTCATCAAAACAAGACCTTGATAGCGACTCTCTAATCTTTCTTCTAGTGATCTCAGCGACTGCTCTAAAGTACCCGTCAGACCTGCTTTTCTTATCGCAGACCCGTTGTTAGTGAAACCACTATCATAAGGGATTACTCTCGCTGAACCACTACCACTATCATGCACATAGCCGAAGTCTTGACCCTCAGCAGGTGTTCTCCCATTGGCTTCTGCTCGATCAAGATTTCTATATTTCAGATTCGGAGAGTCAGGTGAGGGTCTGCCTATATTTCGAGCCACCTCGCCATTTGGCAAAGCACTGTGCGAGCTAGTGCCGTCAGGGTTCTCAGAAACAGAGACGGGTGAGCCATTTGAAAGAGAAGAAAGTGAGTCGGGAGGGGAAACTTCCCTGTAAAAGTCTGCGTGTTTTCTTCTCATATCTAGCCCCCCTAAAGATCACTCAAATGATCGAAATATATGTCATTAATCTTATCTGAAAACTTCAAATCAAGAGAAATGGGTATCTTAGTCTCTACTGAAATAGTGTGCCTCGCTCTACCATTAGCCCAATAAATCAAAGTCATCTCAAAAGAAATGCCAAGCTCGACCTCTGCTTGAAATGTTGGAACTTCTTTAAGGTCTATAACACTTATAAAGTGGATATTTCGATCAACGCTATCAATACGCCAAGAGAAGCTTTCACTTAGCCTTGGTACGGGTAAATTGATAAAGTTAAAAAGACCATTCTGATACTGATTCGGACCATGTGGGTAGTTGAGGGCATCGTCTACTTCTTTTTTGAAATCGTTAGAGTCTACTATTTCTTCCACCATAGAAAAGAGTTCTTTAGGGAAAGTAATCAAGTAAGCTTCCAACTCATTAGAAAGTATTCTTAATGACCGATTCAACGTCCAACGCATATCACTACCTTAAAGATCACTCAAGTAGTCGAAATAGATGTCATTGATCTCATCTGAGAACTTTAAGTCCACCTTCAAGGCTTCTGTTACCCGAAGTATGGGCTTATAGGTTGTGTCCTCTATTTCTATCCTAAAAGGTAAAGAAAGATGAAATAAGACACCAGCACTGAAAGTCGGGTCTGTCTCAGCTCTGACAACTCTAAGACCCTCTAGTTGGAGATTCTTGTGAGCCTTGATTTCTAAGAGGTGAGAACCTGTAATTTTAGGAAGACCCTCAATTCTAAGATTGTTCGCCCCAGGGCGAATAATCATACCTGTACGAGCTTTCGCTAGTGCATTTCTTAATGTGGTATCTACACGAGGGGCTAATACATCTCTCACCTCATCAGGAAATGAGTTAAAGTATTGTAGTAGCTCTCGCTTTAACTTGGTCGTACTCATTATAAAGCACTCATTAACACGCTTCTAATCTCAGAAGCAGGGTATCTATTTCTTCCGTCTTTAATCAGATCAAGAAGAACAGGTCTATACTTGGGGTTCTCGTAAGCAACTCTGACGAGAGCTTTCTTAGACAGAGCCTTTTGGATAGCTTCGTTCGCCTTAGCTTTCGCCTCATCGGAAACACCCTCAGCTTCCTCTGTCTCCTCAGAATCTTCCTCAGCTTCCTCTGTCTCCTCAGCTTCCTCTGTCTCCTCAGCTTCCTCTGTCTCCTCAGCTTCCTCAGAATCTTCCTCTATCTCCTCAGCTTCCTCTGTCTCCTCAGCTTCCTCAGCTTCCTCAGCTTCCTCTACCTCCTCAGCTTCCTCAGAATCTTCCTCAGCTTCCTCTGTCTCCTCTGTCTCCTCTGTCTCCTCAGAATCTTCCTCGTCTTCAACAACCTCACTCAAGTATTCTTCAAGAGCTTTGATTGCTTCAGCACCTTGCTCCTCTAAATCCTTGTTAAAGGCTTCTACGTCAAAGTTACCGTCATCTTGAATATATGGCTCAAGAGCTTCCAACTCATTTGGACCGATCTCTCCAAGATATTCAGAAATATTGTCAAGTAACTCGTCTACAGTAGCGTCAACATCGCTCGCAAGTTTGACTCTATCTGCGACTTCTGCACCCTTTTGTAAGACTTTAAGTCCTCCTCCAAGAGCTTTGAAAGCACCTCCTGCTATCCAAAGAGCACCCGAACCCACACCACCCATAGCGGCTTCACCTGCCCCCTTAAGAGCACCTACCCCTGCCGAACCTATTTTAGCCCCTGCCGTCTTCATCATACCCATACCGACTTTTTTACCTGCCATCATCATTGAACTCGCAGATTGGAAGTCTTGAACGCCTAAGCTTTGCATAGCTTGATTATAATGACCTTCATTCTTAGCTTTATCTTTTTCAAGTTGCTCAGAAATCTTTCCTACGGCTTCTGACATTATTTCGCCTGGTGTTCTTGAACCACTTAAGATCATGTTTCCGATACCATCTGAAAGCTCAGAAGCGGCTCCTAGACCTGCTTTAACACCCTCAGCTAAAAGTCGGCTCGCTCCTGCTAGGGCTTTCTTAGAGGTGTCTTTAATCGCACCTTTAATTCTGTCATTCCTTTGTTTTTTCCTAAGTTGCTCTACGAGCTTTTGAGCTTCTTGTCTTTTAGGGTGGTTTTTGTCCCCTGCATAAGAAATAAGAGTCTTTAAGGTAATCTCACCTCTACGACCATGTTTCCAAGGTACTTTGTAGCCTTTACCTAGAGCCTCAACTAAACCCTCACCTGCTTTGGTAGCGTCTCTCGCCGCATTATTCTCAGCGATTTCAGCATCTCTCTTTTTAGATCGCTCAGACCTTTGCTGATTCTTCTTCCTCTGTTGGTTCATACGCTTTCTTGTATCGGCAACTTTAATACAAGGTAAGACTAAACCTCTCAACTCAGGGTGAGCATACGCTAGTCTAATAGCCCTCGCTTTTAAACTAACTTCCGTACTTGCAACCCTACTTGTAAGGATAGGTAAAATTAAAGCTCGAACACCCTCATGTTCATAAGCTACTCGGATTAGTTCGCCTCTAAGTGAAATAGCAGTCATTTCTTAACCCCTTGTTCTTTGTCGTAACAGATATAGATTTGTTTCGTGAGCATTAGCCATAGACATCAAAAAGTCGTCCATACCTAAAGTGAGAGTGTTCATTTCTTTGAGAGATTTATAGATGTTCTTAAAGACAACCTGCAACGCTTCTTCAATGACTAAAGCTCTACGGATAGGGTCATTCTCTGCCTGTGCCTCAGCTACAGGTAAAAGAGTGTTCGCCATAATCTGAGCCTGCTCGACAGGAGCTACAGCCATCGCACCGTAAGTGCCTACGATCTTCTCTGCGAGGGTATCTATTTCCTCAATCAAAGACTCATAGATTCTCTCTAGTAATAGATGATCTCCATAGTAGCTCTGCCCCTTGACTTGCCAATGGCTTGTCCAATGAGCCCAATGTGCTCCTCTCAGAATAGCTAAGAGAACCTGTAAAGTAGGCAAGGAAATATCACGCTGACTAGCTTGCTTAGACCAAGTACCACCTAAGTCCCCATAAGCTTTTGAAGCCCACCCATTTGCATAGGCACTTGGGTATTTCTGAAACCCCTCACCATCTCTAACAGGAGAAACGCTAACCCCACCTTTTTCTACAGGAGTCTTACGTTCCCCTTTAGCAAGCTCTATAATTTGCCCCCACAGTTTAGGGTCGTTCGGAACATTCTTAGCAATTCTTTTCATTTCAGCTATTTCCTCTACAAAGTCATCAAAGTCCCATTCATCTTCTTCATCATTCCACTCGGCTTCCCAATAGAAGTCGTAAAGCGACATTTCATAAAGATCAGACTCATCGTTCTGATGACTGAGAATTATAAAAGAGGTACAAGGTGAAATACGCTCGACACAAAGAGGCATACCCTCAATAGAACACTCTAAAAGAAATGGGTACTCAAAGAACATTGAAGCTTTCTTGCCCATAGGCTTATACCTCTTGAGCCTTTGCTTATGTTTTCTTCTCCAAGTCTTCACTCTCTTTTTAATCTTAGCTTTGTTCTTGCGATAATATCTCTTTCTCGCCCTACGCAATTTCGTATAGTTCGAGTTCCTCAACTTCTTACGCTTACGTCTAGTTTTCTGTTGCTTGTGGGTACTTCTCGAACCAGGTCCACTTTGATAGCGAGGCTTCGCCATGATTTCTGACGATTCCATTTCCTCTGCCATTCTATCGAAGATGTCCACATTCTGAACCAAAGCCAAGGTGTCTTTCATCATTTCAGCTCTCTTGCTTCTGTTATTTTTTTGAGTTTGAGTAGAAGGACCTCCCTTAAACCGTTTATGCTGTTCAGGGTGCTCCCTCCTGCGTTTTTGATACCTCAGAATCAAGTGCTTATTTCTTTCGTAGTACCTCTTACGCATATTAATCTTTTTACTAAGGTTTTTACGCTTAGTTCTAGCCCGATTAACTTTGTATTCTCTCTTGAGCTGACCTTGCCACTTTCGTTGTCGAACCTTTGGTCTTCTCCAATTAATCTTAGCTCGACCCACACCTTCTCGGTTAGAAAAGTCGCCATCGTCTTCAAGGAAATAATCAAGGTCATCACCCTCTGATAAGTCCATTTCAAAAGCAGTTTTGAAGGTTCTCCTCGACAACCCTGTTGTATTCTTAGCGTCTATGTAAGGGTGTCCGTATTCATCTCCAGGAAGCCCTGAAGAACGAGGTCGCTGATGAAGTGGTTTCCCATCGGGTTGGTTCGGAATAGCATTAGGGTTCATCGGAGTATTATGATTAAGAGATGAACCTGCACTATCAGACGGAGTGTTAGAAACAGGTGGCCCTGCCCTTACCTCATCTCTGCCTTTAGGGTGTCCACTAGGTAAGGGTAAAACCCTGTCTCTCTGAGGCTTCCCGTCTTGGTAGTCAGCCCTGCTAGGTTCGGGTGTCGAAGTGTCGTTCTCTATTTGATCTTGACGAGTCTTACTTACCCATGTCTGTACGCCTGCAAGGTCTTGTATTAGTTGTCTCGCTACACGAGCTTCTGAACCCTCATTTACAGCTTGATAAAACAGACCCACAGCCTTGTCCCAATACTTCTTCTTAAAGTGTTTGAGCGATCTAAAGAAAGGTCTATTATTAATATACCTAGAAATAGTTCGATTGTCGGGGTTCGGGTGTTCGTCCTTAAAGCCCTCAACTTCGTCTAAGAGTCTTGTGTAGAATTCCACATCATCAAGGGCATGAAAGTTAGCTAAATTGGGGTCTAAGCCTAACTGCCTTAATTCATTACGGACTCTTCGCTCGCCTGCTTGGTCATGCTGTCTGAATCTTCGATCTCTCTTAGAGAAAGGCAACCCACCACTCTCAGCTAATAAGTTGCGTGTGGCTATTTCCTCTTGCACAGCATGAACTAACTCATGTCTAACAGTATCTTCAACAGCATCTAAATCTTGCTGACTATATTTCCGTTTGTCGGGCATAGTAATCAGAATATGGTGGTAATTCCCAACCATACTATGACTGCCCAAAACCCTAGAGTTTTGGAACTTAAAAGTTAGCTTTATTGGGTGGTTAAAGTCATTGTAAGTAACTTCTGCTTTAACGCCTAAATTTAAGTGGGTGTACTTGCTTATGAGATACTCTCTAGGAAGCTGAGATAAAGCTCGTTCAAAGCTGTCCTTATCTTCATAAGGTTCTCTTTCTTTCTTGAGTCTTAGTTGCTTCGTGACAAAAGAAAGAGCGGCAACAAGTAGTTGTACTGCTCTCTTACTCTCTCTGAGCTTCTCTAAGTCTCTATTAGAGTAAGGTTTGAATTCTATGTCGTGGAATCTTGTAATTTCCTCGACAAGCTTCAACCCGAACTTTGCATCTTCTTTAATTTGAACGTCTTCTGGATAATCCTCATAGTCGTTAAGAATGACTCTGAGAACATCGTGGTATTCGATACGAAAGCTATCAACAAGCTCAAAGAAATCCTCCATGTCAGCTTTTTCGTAGTTGTTCAGAACTTTAAGTATTTCTTCGTTTACTTCTTCAAGATATTCTATTTCTTCCATACCGACTGTGGTGCTGTATATACTACGAGTAACATGGTCAGCTAATACACCTTGAGCGATCTGTGTCACTAATCTGAAGAGTGCAGGTGGTGGCTTTACCAACCCTGCTTCTTTGTCTATGTGCTTTGCCATGCTAACCTACCTCAAAATATAAATGCTTCTTCTAAGAAAGGCTCACATAAATGGGATATGAAAAGATAAACCAACCCGACCATTATAAAGGAAATGGAATGAAAGCCATAGACGTAATCGAAGCCTATGATTTGAACTTTTCACTCGGCTCTGCCATCAAGTATATTCTGAGAGCAGGGTCTAAACCCAATGAGTCCTTTGAAGAGGACATCAGTAAAGCAATATGGTATCTCCAACGAGAAATGGAGCGTAAAAGCAATGAAGCTAACCCCTCAGAAAAACCCTAAGCACTTCATCTGTTGGCGATGTGGCAATACGCTTAAAGTATCTTGTCCGATGAGAAAAGACCTACCTTGTTTTACCCGTGTAGGAATGCACGAATACCATCTTGAGTCACCACAAGATACGAGCCAAAATTCTGAACAAGACCCTCTCTCTCAAAAGAAACCAACGCACCATATTGACTAGGGTCTGAAAGCTCTCTGCGAGAAATAGTAATCTCTTTGTCTCCATTCTCTATCTTCTCAGAAATGAGATCAGCAATCTCTTCCCAAAACTCACCTGAAGTACCTGCTTCTTTGGAGATCATTTCCGAGTTAATCATACGAGCCGCATGAGGTGCAGGATTATACTTAGAAGCAATATCTACAGTCTCACGATCACTATGGGGCAGTCGCTGACGGTAGAAATCAGCACCCATTGTAATAAGTGCATAATTAGTCTTATCTAAATGTCTCTCAAGGAGAGCAAGACTATCAGGAATAGAGAGAAATGTATCACCACAAAGGCGATAAACTTCTTCAATAGCAGGGGAATCTTTAAGAGCTTCAACCATCTGATTGACTGCTATTCTGATCTTATACGCTTCAACTCTAGCGTCTGAAACGCCCCCTGCTAAAATCGACCAAGAAGCTTGGCTTGAGGCTTTCTTATTTCTCATGGTTCTCTCCCTATCAAAAACTATTCAAGGAAGGGAATATATCAAGAGATTATTAAGCCTCAATCGCTTTCTTGATAGAGTTAACAACGCCCTTAGACTCTACAGCCATAATCGCTTCTAAGATTTCAGGGTGGTCACGATAAAGCTCAACAGCTAGGCTTGCTCGCTTCGTCCAATGGGGAGCCATATCCCAATCAATGCCTACAGGTAAAGACTTCACCTTTGAGGTATCCTTACCGACTGTGACAGCACCTTGTGTTGGCTGTACTTCACCATCAACAGCTGCAAGAATCTGAGCCGCCTCTAGTGCTTGGTCATCAACGGCAGGAGCTTCTTCCTCAAGAAGATCAATAAGTTCTAGCTCCTCATCGATTTCCTCAATCTGATCGTTGATCTCAGAAGCAATCTTCTCAACAGAAGCCTCAGTAGTAGACTCAGATTTCACAGCGTCACGAGAAAGGTTCTCTAGGCGAGAGATTTCAGAGCTTGCTTGTGACCCGTCAGAAATAACGGTCTTCTGCTTAGAAGCTGTCTTGATCTTGATCTTGCCCACTGACTCAGCACCTTGAGACTCAGCGATACCACCACCTGTCTCGGCACTAGAAGCGTTATTGATTGTCGCACCACTCTTATTCTCTACCTTAGAGACTGCGATCATATCATCGTCTTGTGACTCAACAACAATAGGGAACTTCTTTGTTTCCTCAGTCTTAGTGGGGTTGATCTCAGCGACAGACCTCTCCTCGTCATACACGGTGTCGATCTTCATTTCTTTCTTAGGGGGTGCAGGAGCTTCGACCACAGGCTCGGCAACAACAGTAGAAGCTGAAGCCTCTGTATGCTTCAACCAACCACGCTTAATGCCCGCCTTCAACTCAGGCATAACAGTCTCTTTCCCTGCAAACTTCAGAGTATAGCCATCAAACTCAACGAGATCGCCCTTAGAAAGATTTCTTTCCAAACGACCAAGATGAACAGTAGTTTGTGACTCAAAAGTTTGGAATGTTCCTCGAATGAACTCCATTGTGTTCTCCATTTCTTTCTTAAGTAGAAGATTGGTCAGTTATACCGACCTACATATAGTTTACATCATACTAAACAACAAGAAACTATTAAACTTCAGCCTCAGTCAACTTATTGAAAGAATCTCTGATCTCTTTGTCCTTAACACCAAAGATCAAGTCTCGTTTGTCACGATCTTTAAGTATATCTATTGACCTTTCAAACATTTTTGGTGTCTCAGACTCAAAAGCAGAAATAATCTCTTGTTCTGCGTATGCCTGCTCTAGTTCTCTCTGTATGAGTAGTAAAGAAATGCCTGCGTGTTTTGGCTCTGAAGCAAACTTACTCCTTAAATCTTCAGTCTTCGCTTCTGCCTTAGAAACAAGATTTGCTAAGTTAGAGACTCCTGCTATGGCTCTGTCTAACTGCCTTGAAACAGAGGTGTCTCTTTGACCTCTAGGCGTATTCTGAATCTCCTGATTACCCCTGTTCCTCGCAGAGTCTATTCTCTTGTAAACCACTGACCTTTGGATAGACCTATCTATATCAACCTTAGCTTCTGTATAGTATTGGTCAGTAGTATTTCTCACTTCTCCGATTAAAGAAAGTATATCTTCTCTAGTTTCAGCTTCCTTAACTTTAGCTGAAATCTCATCTACTCTGCCTTGATAAGCATCATTAATCGAAGCAGGTGTCATCGTAGCTTGTAAGAATTTTTCTTCCCAATGTTCGCCCGAACCTTTTGTCCCTCTCATCTTGTCTACCCCCCGACCTACCACCTCAACCACATTTCCTTTCACTTTTCTCATCTTATGTTCAAAACCGAAAGCATTTGCAATAGCAGTTACAACACCCCCTCCCACAGCCCCCACTGTAGCTTCTAAAACAGCCATAGTCCCCTCAGAAATAGCTTCCTTACCATACTCTTTAATCCCTTTAAGTATTTGTTTCCCTAACAGATCGCCTAAATCATTTTGCAGTTTTTCTATCTGAGCCTCATATTCTAAATTTACAACGGCATAAGTCCCTTTCCCTAACAATTTTGCAACTTCCTCAAAGACTACATCATCAAGTGGTTGAAGCTCACCTGTCGTTGACAGGCTTTCTCGGTCTTTCTCTTTCATCTTTTCTTTTAGCTCATTCAACTTACGAAGGAGATCGGCAATCGGAATAGCCTGTCTTTCAAGACCCCATAGGAAGTTGTCAGCCATTTTAGAAATGGCTCCTGATCGCTCTACGAAAGCACCCTCAGACATCTTCCTAGAAATTAAGGTACAAACTCTTCTCGAATCTTTTCTTAGCTCATCAAGTGCTCCTGTATTAGCTAACCCATCAAGCATTTCGTGAAGCTGATCTAACTCGGCTTTATATTGATCTCCACCATAAGCGGTGTCTACAGATACTTCTTCTCTATGTTGTTTATATAGCTCAGAAATAATACCACTTGCCCACTCTTGACTAATATTCTCACCAGAAATATCAGACTGCCCACGAGCTTTAGAAAGAATAGAGTTAATGTTATTCTCTAGGTTAGTATTTGGGTCTACCCAAGTATTGTCTTTTTGAGTTCTCTTGATGTGAGCAATAAACTCAAAGTCAGATAGCATTTCTTCTATCGTAGCATTCTGAATCCTCTCCCTCTCCCTCTCTCTTTCTTGCTCCTTCTCCCTCTCTCTTTCCTTTATTTTTTTCTTTTTTCGCTTCTGTGACTTCGTGGAAGCACCTGTCTTGAGCAAAAGTTGAGGGTCGATCTCAGAAATGATAATCGGAAGCAATAAACTACGCAGGTCAGGGTTGTCATACGCTAACCTAATTAATTGAGCTAATGTCTCGTTCATGCTTCACCTCTTTTGTAAACTATATATGCTGTATTATTATAATGACTCTCGATAAAGAAAGGATAAGAAATATGAAATCCCCTACCTTTTACTTTGCATATGGACTAAACCTAGAAGAGTTTAGAATGACAACAGAGTACCCCTCTGCACAGTTCTACAAGTTCGCAACCCTAAAAGGGTTCAGACTCGTCTTTGCAGGTAAGGATAAAGAAACAGGTAAAGGGTTCTGTTCTATTTCCCCTAGCAAGTACAACGACTATGTAGAGGGTGTTCTTTATACCGTAGACTCTAAAGAGCTACCTTCGCCAATAAACAAGTCTAAAGTATCTGAAATGGACATACTTACAGACGAGGGGGGATTCGTTAGAGCTAAAGTTTACTATGTAGATAGTGAGGAAATGAACACGCCCTCACTCAAATACCTAGAACGAGTACATAAGAAATACCAAGATTACGGGTTTAATATGAAAAACCTCGAAAGAGCCTTAGAGCTTCTGACTTAAAAAGCTAAAACCTCGTACCTGCTCCGTAAATGATACCCCAAACAAGATCACCCTCAGCATTGTAAGGCGAAGTCGTAACCCCTGCATACATCGTGCTGTCTTGAGAGGTAAGAATCTTGAAACGGAAAGCACCCACAGGAAATAACTGCCCGTCAAGCGTCAAAGGTCTGCCCACAGAAGCACCTGCGTCTATACCCAAACTCTTAGTTTTACTGATCTCATAACTCATAAGCTCATAGCTCGCCCCTAACATAAATGTTGGAGGTGTCTGAGTCTCTACTAGTAAACCGTCTTCTGTTACTCTCTTATTAGGTACAAGTGGGAGATTAAACACACCCCATAGGGCAAAGTCTCCAAAAACCTTACGAGAAAGAATAAGAGTCGCTGAAGCAGTCGGTACAGGTGAAGAACCCTTGTCGTACCAACCGATAAACATTTGAGTCGTGCCGAAGCTCACTTCCCAATTGTTTTCCTCTACTGTTTCCTCTGCTAGAGTAGTCGTGGGAAATAGAAGAACTAAGCTCAGAATCATTAACGATAAATATTTCAAGATACACCTTCCTCTATCATTAACGAATGTAGAGTCCTGTACCATCTTCAAACCGATCTTTCAAGTCCTCTGCATAAACATCATTGAACTCTTTTACTACCTTTACGCTATGACCATGAGTGCGAATGAATTCCATGTCATAGAGGTCTTTACCATTAAGAGTGATACGAACCCTATTCACAGCACCTCTATGTTTAGGTTTTGGAAATACTAAGGTAACGGCATTAGACGCAGTAAGAATCTGCTTTAACCCAATGAAAATTTGAAGCCTACGACTACCACCAAGCTGTTGAACTATGGTGTTAGCAATGATACTCGCTTGTTTTTCAAGGTTGGCTACTCTTATTTCTAAGTCTCTAAGGACTTCTGATGCTGTTCTTCTCATAATCATTTCTCCGTATGAGCTAAAGGTTAAAGGAACACCTAATAGAGAAGATAAACAAACAAAAAAAGGGATAGAAAAGTATGCACTTGTTGTTAAGTATAGACTTTTCTATCCCCTAGAATCAGTCTACTCCAAACTTCACTAACCAACGACCAACTGTGCTCGCACCACAATCAAGATACTTAGCAATCCTACGCTGACTCCAACCCTTACCCCTAAGCTCTAATAACAAGTCCTTGTCCATCTTCTTCTTAACAGCATTGTTGCGACCTTGAAATCCAAAGTCTAACTTGTATTTCATACAGTCGGGTACATGAGGGCTAACGATCTCAATAAACCTCTCAGCATCTTCCTCTCGGAAATGGAACTCTCCTGTCTCACCTTTCCTGAGTTTCCATCTAGGGGATAAACCAAACTTCTCAAAGATTAAGTAAGCGTTCGCTCGACTCTCCCCTTTAGCTCCAAAAGTGATACAAGGCCAATGACCACTAAACCCATCATCAAGATACCACATCGCAAATGCTAACTCGTCTACTTGATCTACAATGTCATACTTAACTACTTTCCAACCCTTATCCCTTTCCTCATAGAACAAGTCTCGGTACTCATTCAACATAGGGTGAGCATGGGTGCGAAAGATATAAGAAGTAAACTCTCGACTCATGGCTGTGGTCAACTCGCCACTAGACCACTTGCCCCATTTCTTTTGCTTCCATTCAAGATACTCTTTCTGATTAGGTGCGTGGCGTTCCTCATAATGCGAAGCGTTCGTCCTAAAGGCAATACGACCGTCACCAAGCATTGACCCGATAAGGATTGACTTTAGCTCTCCCTCAATCTTAGGTAAATCAAGCCGATCATATTTCGCAACTGTCTCAATCTCATAGCGTAGTCTCCAACTACGAATACGCTTCATGCTTGAGTCAAGACCCTCAGAAATCAAAAGCTCGTTGATCTGTTTCTCGGTTAAGCATTGGTTCACATAGAGGTCTACAAACCTCTCTCTACTGATAGGGCAAGGTATCGCTCTCATAGTGACTCCATGTGATATAGGACACCTTTAAGTTCTCTTCTAGTTAGCAGTTCGTATGTCACCCCAAACAACGCAATAAACCCACAGATAAGGGCGTACAAAACACCTACGAAAATCCCCCACCCAAGAGGTAAGGGGAACACATACCATAAGACCCACCCTACAAAGTCGTCAAAACTAAAGTAGCCAAGCATACCCCCTACAATGAATCCTAAGATGCAAGCTGACCCGACACAAAGATACAGGCACACAAGAGTAAGGAGGAAATATCCTACCTTTGCTAAGGCAAGCCCGATACCTTCATATATGCGTTCAAAAGCGTTCATTCTCTGACCTCTCTTTAGGTTCTAGTGTGGTTGGTTGTGTACCATTCGTACCACTAAGAACCTAAAGAGGTCAAGATTTATTTCACCTAGATACGAAAAAACCTCATCTCCCGAAGAAGATGAGGTTTAATCTGAGATTACCTAAGCCCACCTAAGTAGGCTTATTTACTAGCTATTTCTTAAAGATTAGCGAGTAACGGTAAGGCGAGCTAGACCCTTAGGGTTGTAGGCTCCAATACCCAAATTCTCAAATACGCTGAATCCAATTGTACGAGCCTTTGGATCGTCAGCAGAGAGAACGGTAAGCTCGGTACGAACAGGAATACGACCGAACATCTCAGGCTCACAGCAGACGTAAACAGTTCCAACAGGAACGAGACGGCTAGTGATAATCTGAGCACCCCAAAGGGTAGCCTGAAGACCTGTCTTGAGGAGAGCCGCTTGGCTCTCGATGTCAAGAATATCACGACCAAACTTACGGATGTCAGCGTAGTCACGAGCATTCATAAAGACACGAGCTACACGAAGATCGTGACGCTCAATCTGAGCGTATGCGTCAGCGAGAACAGCACCGTTAAGAGGAGCGATAACAGGAATGTCAGCGTTAGTCTGACCTGCGATTGAGTCGAAGCCCTGAGTCGCAACAGCATCGAGGATAGCGAATACACGCTCGTCCTCTGCCGCCTGAATCTGAGCACGAGCCAAATCCTGTGCTCTCTCGATAAGATCGAAGCGTCTTTCCTTAATCTGAGTCAATGGAATCTCAGGGTTAGAAGCGATCTCAAAGAGAGGGAAAATGACACGACGTGGCTTGGTGATAGCAAGAATGTTCTCGCCTTCTTCACCAACTACGAAAGCAGTTACGTCAGGGTCTTTGTCGTAGATCGGCAAAGCACCATCAGGAAGTTGCTCTACGAGGAAAGTCTTACGACCAACACTCGTATAGTCACGACGAAGACGAAGTGGTTGTGTCATTGAAGCGGCTAGCTTGCTACGACCCTGTGGGGTCTTGATGTAGTCAGCAATGATCTTCTGCTTTACTGCGTTATCAACTGTATTACTCATTGTAGGCTCCTTTCTAATATCAGATGCGTTGGTCGTAGACTAACTCATCAGAGTTTGAGTCAGGAACAATTTTAAGAATACCGATAGTGGTAGCAGAAGCTTTAGCACCACCGAATGCGTCAGCGTCTGTAACAGTACCATTATCAGCAGATGTAAGATAACCGTTAACAGAAGCGATAAGTCTATCACCTACAGAGTAAGTAAAGTCAGTAGCTCCAGCAACATTAGAAAGATCACCTTTAGTCTCATAGAGCTTATTTCCATAAGTACCCTGAGCTGAAACGTAAGGTCCTCTGTTAGAAGCAACGCCAGGTTGATTCTCAAAGGCATTTCCTGCGGCATTGTTGAGGAAGACACCAAGAACAGCAACGGCATTCTGAGGTCCACCATGCTCGTTAGAGCCTGTATTCTGAGCGAAAGCAACAGAACCACTAAGTACGCCACGAACTAGACCGTCAAGAAGACCTGAAGCCTCAGTTTTATTGATTTCAGGCATAGCCGCACCGGTTGATGAAATTGGGGGGTTAGTCTGAGTGAATGCGTTCGCAGAAAGCTGACCGACAGTGTTACGAACACCAACGTGCAGAATTCTGAGAGCCGAACTTGACTCAGTAAACCCACCACTAGCTTGTCCAAGTAGAGCCATAGTATTTCTCCTAGAAGCTCATACTCTCTGTTTCCAAGAGAGTAGTGTGTGTTAAGAAAGGGGAGGGAAAGTCCCAACCCCCCGAAAGGGTTTCAATAATAAAGCGTGTCATTATAAAGGAACTAAAAGAACCTTTATTACATTTCTTAGCCGAAGAACTTAGAAACGTCAGGAGCAGACTCCCAAAGCTTGCTGAGTTCGTCAGAAGCAGAGCTTGCTTCACGGCTAATATTTCCGAGAGTCTTAACAGACGCTTGGCGAGCAGTTGTCTGTGGACGGAAAGAAGCAGACTTCTTGGTAGCAACAGCTTCCTCAGCAGTCTCCTCAGCTACTTCCTCAGAAGCCTCAGAATCCTCAGCTACTTCCTCAGCGGCTTGGAAGATGCGAGCGAGCTTAGGGTCAAGACCCATTTCGTCAGACATAAGGTCAAGACCCATGATGTCACTAGACTCAACGCTCTCGCTCATGTGGTGAGAAGCCACCTCGTCAGAAGCCACCTCGTCAGAAGCCACCTCGTCAGAAGCCATCATGGTATTCTGATTAGCCATGCTCTCCATTTCAGCGAGCATCTCGTCAAGCATCGCCTGCTCTTCAGACGCAAGCTGATCGTCAGCCATTTCCATTTCAGCTACACGAGGATTAGCAGGGGTAGGCCAACCTTCAATCTTGCCACGATTCTCAGAGTAGTAGTTCTTGTTGTAGAACTCTTTGGTCTTCTTGTTCCAATCACTATCTCTGTTGGCACGATTCTGAGCACGAACGTCAGGGTCTTGATAACCGAAGCCTGGAGCCGCTTCGCCATACTGATTGATGACTTTGCGTGAACCCTTAGAGTTACCACCTGAACCCTTACCACCTGCCATTTCCTCAGAAGCCATTGCTTCCATTTCTGCCATTACCTCAGCAAACTCCTCATCGCTAAGAATGTCAGAAGCCATGAAGTCTGCCTTCTTCCAAAGCTCTTTGTTTGCTGTGTAATAGTTGAGGTTGTGGAAATGCTTGGTCTTCTTGTTCCAATCCTTATTTCCTGTAGAACGGTTCTCAGCACGAGTATCAGGGTCTTGATAACCGAAGCCTGGAGCCGCCTCACCATAAGCATTGTGCTTCTGATAAGTCTTAGCTACAAGATCCATTTCAGCCATGATCTCAGCCATACGAGCTGAATCGCCCATGTGAGCCGCCTCAGCCATCATTTCAGAAAGAATAGCCATGTCCTCAGCCATTGCCTCAGAAGCGAGCTTCTTGGTTGGACCCTCAGACTCAGTTGAGTCAAGAGTCTCTACGCTCTCATCAGTACCCTCGTAGCCTGTCTCTTTTTGGACAACATCTTCAGCGAGTCTACGCATTTGACGAGTAAGACGAGCGTTAGCCGCTTTAAGCATTGCGATTTCCTCAGCGAGGTCTTCAGCAACGGTGGTGTCTTCAGCAGTTACGTTGCCAGGGCCGACATCATCGCCCTCATAGCCTGTAGCTTCTTGCATTTCGTCACCTGCTAGGAAATCAGAAGCAAGGCTCTGAAGCTTTGCGTTAATCTGACGAGAAGGCAAGTCCATGTAGCGAAGTGCGAGGTCTTCGATCTCACCCTGTGAAGCAGTCTTACCAAGACGGCTCTCAGCGATCTCGATGCACTTTGCCGCTTTACGCTCCATAGCGAGTTTCAGATTCTGCTCGTAAAGATCACGAGTCTCTGCGAAATCGTCAATGATCTCATCATCTGCCGCAGGGTGATCGGGAGTCCAAGCATAAGAAGCAGGTGCAGGACCACTCTTATATGGACCTTTGCGTACACCTTCTCCGAACTCGGAGTCAATGCCATAAGAATCAACAGAAGGCTGTGCCTGTGAAGCAGGGTGTCCGAAACTCTCAAAGCCAAGGTTATCATAACCAGGGAGCCCTGAGTTAGCCCTGCGGAAGCGATTATTTCTAGCCATGAGAAATATCCTTTCTTGTGGGGGGGTGGGCTTATCGCCCGTGTATGAATGAAAGAAGCTTGGAAAGTCGCACCAAGCGAAGGGAATCTTTTTGAGTCAATTTCTGACCATGAACACGTTCAGCGTCAGAAATAAAACTACCGACCTTACTATACTTGTCAGCAGTTTTTATTTGTCCTGCTATCTTGTATAAATAAGAAGGAAGATAAACGTCAAACCTGTCATTGACAAGTCTGATGTTTTCAATCGCTTGTCTCTGAGAAGAAGCGATTTTCACAGCACGATCAAGAGCCATAAGGTAAAGAGTCTCTTTACGCTTATTTGTACCCTCTTTAATGATCGTATCGTCTGTTTGAGTAGCGTCAGAAGTTGCAGGAAGGTTAACTGCTTTTTCGACAAGGCTTTGCTTAATCTCATTATCGAGCTTCTTACGAAGTCTCTCGATTAAAGCCTCAGTAACAACGCCCTCAAGTTGATCTAAGATTGATGCGTCAGGGTCTACCTTTGGTTCTTCTTCTTTTTCTTCTTCTTCTTCATCTCCGAAATCAAATCCGAGCTTAGAAGAAGCTGACTTGCTTAACCATTGAGCAGGAACTTCATTAAGAGTAGCTTCCTGTGGGTTAGCATCAGTCGAAGGTATTTCAAGCGTATTTCTAGCGACAGCTCCCTTAAAGGCAGGAACTGCAACCCAAGACGCTTCAATGAAAGTGACACCTGCTGTTTCACCCGTAGTCTCGTGACCACAAAGCTCTGCAACTCGGTGCTTATTTCCACTCTCATCGTAGAACCAATTTCCCTTTTCATACTTAACGTGTTTACACATCTGTGGCTCATCTGCCGCAACGTGTCCACATTTCGTACAAATAGTAAAGTCTACAGAACACCCCATAGACATAGCGTTCATTTCGCCTGATAAGATTTGGCGAACTAAGTCCTCGTGTTTTCTATCTGTGGCTACAAGAATATCCACATAAATAGACTCACCAACATCTCTAAGAACAGCGTCAATAATACGCCCTTTAGAAAGTTCTTCGACTTGAACGTGTTCCACAAAATTATGAGCCCCTACAAAAGTCTTATAAGACTTCTTGATAACCCCTCTTGACCAACAGTCGAGGTTGTTATTGATGTACTTATCTGTCTCTGAGGTGACTCGGTAGTCTGCGTATTTCCTGTTGATCTGCTGACCCTCTTCCTCAACCGAACCTGTCTTAGTATTAGGAACAGAAACAGCGTCTACAGAGCAGACGATTGTCGAGTGAGTTAAGAGGAAACGATCAGGTGTAAAAGGCTCGCCAAGTATTTCCTCGGCTTTTTTCTTGAGAGAAATGTCGAGCTTTTTCGCCCCCGAAGCAACTCGAATCTTATCCCATTCTAGCCCATGTAGCTGAGGTCGTACTACCTCAGCTTTTGCGTACTTTAGAAATCCCATATTTTATCTCCTCATAAGTTTTTTCATGTAGAGGCTCGCAACACGCTTCTTAGAACTATCAGTTATAAGAGATTTAGCAGAACCCGAAGAAACGGGAACGACCCCTCTACCGCCAGGGATAGAGTCGGGGGTATTTGCTAAGTTCTCATAGTCACCTGAAGTATCTAAGACTAAATCCTCTACAGGGTATCGTGAAACTCCATGAGGGAATTGGACATCGACCATGCCGATAGCAGGGAAAATCTGAACTACTACACCTGACTTGTCAGGCTTCCCTCCGAAATAGGGGTACACACGCATACCAATCTCAAACTGGCGTGCTCTCTGCTGATAATCTACATAAGATGTAGCTTGTCTACGCATAGGTGTATCTCCTTCGGGGTCACTAGATAAGCAGGTAGATATAAACATAGTATTAGAAATAAATTTCTGAGCTACAAATTTAACTGAAGCGATGCGTCTTGCACTTGCACGACGACTAAACCTATTACTATAGCCTCCACTGCTTGTTTCAGTGTTCAGTTCTTCCTCGATCTGTTCTAAGACTTTGTTAATAGTTTCAACATTGTCGCCCTCATTCGCCTTCTCAAACAACTCTTTGAGCTTTTTTACTCTGAACTCTAGTAGCTTCTTTTCATCAAGTCCCTTCTCTGCCTTATCAAGCTCTGAGAAAGAATCACTAAAGCTAAATTTATGTTCAAAACTAGCCTTCCTCATCTGAAACATAAGCCAAGCAAGTGCTTTCTCTCTAGCTTCGCCTGTAGGCATACCAAGAGCCTTGATTAACTCTTTTTTATTTGTTTTCAGTAGCTTGTCGTAGGCTTTCGTTGACTCTGAACCTTCATCATCATCGTCACCAAAACCACCACGACCTCCTTTGCTATTTCGGAAGTCTCCACTTGGGTCTATCGAGTACAAATCCACAACCATTTTAGAAATGGTTTCTCGGATAGCCTTTCTGATTTCAGGTGCTACGGGTACAGGACAATCCTTGGTAGGTACTTTACGACCTGCCGAGTCTCCGTTCAAAGGAATGTCGGGACAATACTCAGGGTCAATCACTTCCATCAAGTCTGTAAAGTCACCACGATCACCTCCAACAGCTTGGGCAAAGTTATCGTGGTCTAGCTCGTTAAGGTATTCTAGCTTTTTACGTCTTATTCTAGGGTCTGAAACAGACCCACTCTGTGCAAGCTCTGCGACTAACTGTATTGCTGTGGGGTGATTCGATTGTCGGGCGTGTTCTAAGAAAAAGGAATCTACTTTAGCAAGACCTGCGGGGACATCTGCATCACCCTCCATCAGCTTCGCCGCAAGCACTCCGTTATAAGACGCTCTATACTTAGCTACAGAAGCATCATTTCCTTGGTCTATTGCCTCTTGCATTTTCTTTTTATAACTTGCTAGAGCCTCCGTCCTCCTGTCTTTGTCATCATCTCTTGTCCCTCTAAACCTTAATGCTTGAGAAGCAACCAAACCCTCAACTTTAGCCGAGTTGATAACGCTGTCTGTCCTACCATTACTATCTGTGGAAGTAATGGTTAGGTCATCGTCAGAGGGAACTCCATAATCGAAGTTATCTAAGAATGCGGCTTTCATCGCCATAGTAGCAATGGTTGCCCCTATGTCACTAGGTTGAGAGCTACCACTAATTTTGTCTTCGTAGTCGTTATCTTCAATCGCTTGTTTTATCGCAGAAACAGAGTCAGTAAACGAAGATTGCCCCATAAAAGCGTCTGACAAGTTCTTAGAAGCCTCAAAGAACCCCTCTTGGACTTTCTGCATCTTGTCGGCAGGTAGATCATCTAGCTCACTTATAATCTTATCAACTGCCCTACGGAGTCGTGAGTCACCAAAAACTTCTAGTTGACCGACTGCTGATTTCAGCTTGGTAGCAAAGTCTCTCTTAATTAGGTCTGCTTCTCTACGTTCTAAAGTGTCTTCTTCATCAGAAATCTGTGTAGAGGTGTTCGCCTTATGTAAATCCTGTAAGAATTTGAGCGTTGGGCTTTCCTCAGCCAATTTCCGAGCGTCTTCCGTATCTCCCTCAAGGACAGCTAGACTCTCTTCTTTAAGAGACTTCGCTTTAGAGTCTTCTCCATCTTGTTGCCGACTATGATAATGAGGGAATTCCTCGTCTGAAATGCCTAGCTCTTTCTTAAGTTGTTTTATCTCGTTCTGTATTTCTTCTGTAGATTGCTGATTTCCCTCTTGCCCCTCTTGACCCTGACCTTCTTGACCCTCTTGAGTCTGACCTTCTAACTTACTTTCTAACTCAGCGAGTCGATCTTCTTTAGCTTTCCGTTTCGCTTCTAACCCAAAAACGTCTTTCGCCCCTGCTAAAAGCTCTTTTACTTTTTCCTTACGAGCCTCTAGGTTTCTCTCATTTCTATCAGAATCTTCCTCGTGGAACTTCTCTTTGAGGTCTTGAATCTGACCCTCTAAAGATTCTTTAACTGTCTCGTCTGTAGCTCCCTCAAGTTGTTGGTTGAGCTTATATAGCTGACTGTCACGATTAGCCTTTTCTCCTTGGCTCAAAACTTCAACAGCAGGAAACCCAACGCTGTCCTCAAAGTTCTCGGAAAGTGTCATTTCTGCGATGGCTTCGATAAACTCATCAGCCTCATTAGTAGGGCTACCATTTTGAGCGAGCAAGACAAAAGTCATAGGGTCTTCACCTAAAACTTTTTTAAGACCTACTCTTGTCTTCTTCTTCTTTGCCTTTTCTACTTTACGCTTAGTGGCTTCTTCAGAAACCTTAGCTTTTTGCTTAGTTTTTGCTAAAGACGCTATCGCTTTCTGAGCCTGCTGATAACCCTTGCTCTTAGAGTCATAGGAGATAGCTGTCGTAAACTTGACCTGACCTCCATTTTCTGCTTCAGAGTCATAGAGTTGCCTGTCACTACGACTTAGCTCCTCAACTGCTTGATTATAAAAGTCTGAGTTAGGTTCTTTTTTTTTTTGCTCGCCTTCCTCTGCCAACTTTCTTAAGTAGCGTGACGCAACTAGATGAGCCACTCGCTTATGGTTCATAGACAAGTCTCTATCACCCCCTGCACCTGCCCCTAAGTTTTCAAGGTCTTTGTCCTCAACCTTTACACGCTTACGCATGAGGTCTTTACGAGGTGGCTTCTTCTTTGGCTTCTTCTTAACAAGCCGTTCCATTTCCCGTTCCTCTTTCTCGGTCTGAGAGAGGGTAGCCATTCTATTTCTCTTTAGTTTTTTAAGCTGATCTTGAAAGTCCTCAAGATGTTCTTCGAGGCGAAAAGTCACCGAGTTATTTGGGTATTCTTCCTCAATCTCTTCTATTTCTTTTTTCAAGCCCTTGATTATAGCCTCTACCATAGGGATATACTCAGACTTGTAGAAGTACTCAGCACCCATCAAACTCGTCTCGTATTGGCGTGGCATTTCATTTCTAGCCAAAAGGTAAAGACCCTTAATATGAGAGGGTTTTTCAGGAGGGAAAAAACCGTCAAAAGACCCAAAGTAATCTGCATTCTCCATTTCAATATCAACATAAAGAGTATTCTTACCTTTATTGAAGTTATGTAAAATGATGTCCATGTGGTCTTCAAAGTCACTATAATCTTTTGAAGAAAGCTTCATGTGACGGCAGAGGTTAGGTGCTTTTATTTCTCTCAGACTAGCCATCTTCCTGAGATCAAAACACTCAGGGGCAAAGTCTTTTCTAATGACTCTAAGTCTCTGTGAAATGTCAGTACAAACATCTCCATATTTCTTAGTATCTCTTGCGTCAAGCCACTCAGCTTGAAGCTCCCTCATCATTTCAGCCTTGCCGTCTAGGTACTCATCAAACTTGAACTCTTTATCAAGAGAGACAGCTTCCTCATAAAATGCTTCAATGGTTAAGAAATGCTTCCTAATACAGTCGGGGCATCTCTTTCTTGGGTTATTGAGATGATCTTCCAAAAGAGCAGACTGCTTACAAATTTCTCTAAGATTGAACAGAGGGTTCATAACAGGGAGAATCCCTTTAGCCACTTCTTCTTTACTTGCATATCTCATACTAATAACCTCACTACCTTAATTTACATTATACTAAAAGATAAAGAGGCTATTAGATTAGAAACGCCCACCCTCATCTTCAGCAGGTGGTGTATATTCCAAACCGAGATTAGCAGCGATCTTCTCAATAACCTCAGAGTTCTCTGCAAGCATACGACCTGCTTCACCATAAATGCCACGCAGAACCTCATTGAATTGAGAGTCATTCATCGTCCACATATCACGTTCTAACTTCCTCTTTGTGGACTCAGGGTCTACGTTGAGAAGCTCAAGAATAATGTCAATGTCCAACGACCCCTTTTGATAAAGGTTGAACAGAGCGTCAAAGGTATCTTGGTTATCTCGCAAACCAAGACGAGTGAAGCTCAGAGTCGGGTGTACCACCACTTCCTCACCGTCTTCATCTTCCTCCACGAAGCCCATGCGTCTACACATTGGTTTCAGAATGTTTTCCTCAACCATTTCCTGCAAGACCTCTCTCATTAACATATAGCGAGTGTTAATCACCTCTAGGTTAATGCGATCTCCCGAATAGCTAGACTCACCCGATAAGAGTGATTCCGTAACCCCCAAGCCTGCGTACATCTGTCGGTCAGTCATATCATACTCACCCCCAAGATCAAGCAAGCGTTGGTCAGCACCCATTTCTTCCCAACTAATCTGAAAGTTAGCGATGATCGAGTAGTCGGGGTCTTGGAGTGCTAAGTCTACTTGCTCTCTCAACGCTTCCACATCATTCATGTCCATATCCTCTGCATAGACAAGACGAATAGGAGTCATGTGACGAGAAGCAATAGAGGTCTGAGCCTGTCGGAGTTTGTCTCGATACACCAAGATTCTGAGACATCTCTCAAGCATAGAGTGACCACGAGGTTCATACTGCGATTTCTTACGAGCCATGAAATAGCAGAAAGAACCTAATGTGGGGTCAGTATTAAGAGGAATATTTCGCCCCTCTCTAATCGACTCCACTACGTTTTCGGGCATCGAGTCCACGATACGCATAGCGTCAGGGTCTTGCATCGCTGAACGCTCGACTACATCTTTAGTCTTAGAGTCAGGCACTAAAGAAATGATCTTCTCATCTGTGAAAGGAAATGACTCCATGTGAACTTGTTCGGGAGGCAAGATTCTAATCGCTGTCCACCCCTTGTAGTTCTTCTTCATCCACTTATAAGCCAAGTCATCAGCATCGTCTTTTTTGTAATACTTAACCTCAGCTCCTTCTTCTGTGATCTCATTGACTTTGTTATGAGTCACTTCTCTAGGCACATCGGGGTTATTATCCTCACAGAAAACGAACACTTCACCGAGTAGATTATACTCATGGAGAATCTCAATAAGCCTGTGTAAAAGACCGATACGCTTAGCCCATTTCTCGCAAAATCTGAGAGAGGCTTCTGCCATCTGTCTATTTCTCGACTTGGGCATACCGAGCCTAATCTTTGAGAGAGGTAGTTCAGTATGTAAGTCAACAGCTTGACCCACGAAAGGGTCAGTACGATAGAAGAATCTGAAATAGTTGCGTTGTTCGTCTTGGCTCTGTGGAAGCTCAAGGAAATCAGTAGAAAGTTCAGGCGAGTAAAAGTTACCACCCGACCCCATCTGAGTCCCTGATGTAGTCATCGCTATCTTCACACGAGACTTCATTTCTGAAGCCGTCAAAGAGCGTGAAATAGCTTTTGATCGAGGGAGTATCTTCCCTACTTCTACGGAATCATCACTCATTTTCTTTTTCTCTCTTAACGACTGCCGCCGAACATTGTTTTAGTAATCTTACTTGCTTGGGGTCGCCTTGAAAAAAACCTACCCAACTTCCTCCCATACGCATAAATAGCTCAGAAATAAAGTTGATTGTCGAATCTTTAGGCTCTTTTTGTCCAAAGCTAAGTTCTAGTATTCTACCAAGCACTCGATGATCTGCTGTCTTTCTTTCTCTAGGGAGCATGATATTACCTCTTTTTATTTCCTAAGATTCGATTTCTTATGCTGTGTTTGTCAGATCGGTTTGTCGTTCGGGGAGCAATTCTACGAGGGTCTGAGCCTCCTCTAAGTCTTGTGCCTCCTGCAAAGCCTTTCCCACTAGAATAGTTGCCCATTGATGATCTACCCGAACCTCCTGCGAAATACCTCTGCTTCCCTATCTGCTGAGAAGCTATCCAAACCATACGAGTTAATGCGTCTGACATATCGTCATGTTTGCCCTGTACTTGTGGTGCTTCTACAGTAATGAGGTGTTTACTCTGAACCTTCGCTTGAAGCTCTAAAAGCTCTTGTATGTAAGGCTCATGTCCATCTTCTTCAGGGTTAGGTCGGTCATATAAACCAAGCCTTTCGTCCCACATCATGTCCTTAAAGTTTTGGAAAATCTGAGAGGTCAACTGCTTCGTCATCTGCACCGATTTCATCTGACCTAAACCACGCTTCGACAACGCTTGCTCTAAGGGGATACCTGCCCATTGGTCAAAGATACCCTCAACCACATAGAACTTCTTGGTCATTTCAAGAATCCAATCAGCTACATCATCAAAGTCTAAGCGATCTTTTTCAGCATACTCTCCCTCACCTGCTTTGATCTGTGTCACCAAGTCCACAACAATCTTATCTTCCTCAAGATGCCCGATTGCTATCGCTGTGCCGTCACCTACAAGACCCAAGTCAATCCCCATGAAATGAGGTTTCCTCGCAGGAGCTTTCTGTTTTGCTCTAAGACCGACATCAACGCAGGCAAACAAGTCCTCAGACTTTTCAATCCAACCCCTAGTACGATCTGTAAACTCGCCACCATACTCCGTAAAGAAGACAGCCGCATTTTTAAGATAATGCTTCTCGAATTCCTCAGCAGGGACGGTGGGGTTTACTTCCCAAGTAGGAGCTTGAACGGCAAGGATATTCTCGCTCGCTTTACCTCCTCGCATACCGATCTGAAATAGATTATAGAACAGACCCTGTTTACCTAGTGGCGAAGAAATGAGAATAACACGACCCTCTACTTCTCCAATAGGAACAGTAGGGTTGTCGGGGTCTTTCGGTGAATATGCTGAGGTCGAAGGCACAACAGCGTTATACACTTCCTCAGCACCCGATTGACCCGACTCTGTAAAGTGAGCAACCTCGTCAAGAATAACGCATATATTACCTGCACCACGAAGACCCTTAGCGACACATGATCTGAAGGTGACTTTGAGCGTTGCTTTCGCACTCGAATTCTCAATGTACCTACCGTACTTTTCAACATCGGCAGGGGTCTGAAATCGAGCATAGCTCAGAGTATTATTCGCTGTGTATGGACCGAAGAAAGAACAGTTGCGATAGTGACCCGACACTTCTTGATAGAGCAACCCTGCTTGGTCTTTATCTGTCGCCACCGAAATGATCTGAATGTTATTGCTCGCAGGAAGTCCGTAGTATTTCTGAGGGTCTTGTTTCTTGATGAGTTTGTACGTCTCATAAGCCGCAATACACGCAGAAATAGTCGTGTTGTGGTTAGTGAAGCCATTCGCCAAGAAGCTCGAACCATCAGGCACATTCAAGTCATACACCCGATTCTCAGAATCCCTCACTTCAACTACAGGGTCAAAGTAGTAGTCAGCGTCTATTAGCGTTTCACATTTCTGTCTGATCTCACCCCTAAGCTGAGGAAGGATTTCCTTGAGCTTCCAATAAGGAATGGTGTTCTTATCATAAGAGTAAAGGTTCAAACCCTCTTTCTTCAAGAGGTCTAGGAAGAACGGAACGCCCTCTCTCGACTCCCGATATGTGAGGGTCGAAACTAGCTCTTGAAGTAGCTTCTTTTTCCTCTCAGAAATAAACCCGATCTTTTGTGCAAAAGTTCTCTTAGACCTTGAGCCTTTAATAGAAACAACGAACTCATTTGAGTGGTTCTTTTTAGAACGCACTCTCTCAGATCGGCTCGAAGTAATCCCTAAGTTTAACAACATCACTTGAACTTGACGAGCCAACTCTGACGACACTGTGCTGAAAGCTATCTTCGGCCCTGAAACACAGCCATCTGTCTCAAATAACCCTCTCAGAAATGCCATCTGAACTAAAGCAGGAGAAGCCTTGATTGAATGAGGTATTTCTTTCGTGCTAGAAGTGACATCTATAACCCAACCTAGTCGGTCTAAGAAAAGTCGGTTATATGAACCATTTGCTACTACAGACCCTGCATTTTCGGTTCTCAAGTCAGGGTAGTAAGAGACTCTTTTAAACAAACTCTTAAAGAAGTTAACTAGGTAGTTGTCAAAGCCACTTTCCCCCACAGAAACTTTAACGCATCTATGTTCTGTCCATAAGCCGTCACCCACTAAAATACCTAGAAGCTGACCCCATTTCTCGTCTAAGTAGTTAGGGAGATGTTCTTGGTCAGTGAGTCCCTCTTTATACTTGCTGAGACATAAGTAGTTATAAGGAAATAGGTTATTGCTCCTGTTGATACCAACCATATCTCCTTCAGAAATATCTTGGAGAAACTTCCACTTGATCTCACATTCGGGAGTAAGGACTTTCACTCGATGGTTGCCTGTTCCCTCAAGGTCATATCCCGACTTGGTTCTAAAGTACTTCGTCTGACGAACACCACCATTATAGAAATAAGCAGACCTTGAAACTCGACCTCCCTCTTGAGTAACGGACACAGAAAGAGGCTGAAACTCAGCCCCATTCACATCACCTAAAGAATCTATTCTGACGAGTCCTCTATCTGTAGTGACAAGAGTGTCTCCTGTGACGCATTTCCCCGAACGTCTACCGATTGACAAGATCATTTCCCTACGTTGTTTGCCAGGGATTACCTCACCTACGTTGCACCGACCTTCGTCATAAAGTTTCTTGAGATAAGACTTTTCAGTGTGTACTTCTACGTTCTGCCTTCGCCAATCAGATATTTCAAAGGTCTTGGTATCATCTAGTTCAAGCCCATAGTGAACTTTTAAGATCACTCGCTGAACAGGAAATAGCTTCATCTTCAAGCCCCAAGGGGCTTCCACGAACTCGATAATATCTGCGTTCTTTTCTGACTGCTTCCCTGCCCTCGCACTCGCTGAAATAGCTAAAGAGGAAAAACTCATTCTTAGTCGTCACCCTTCTCCATTTTTGCCTTAGCGTCAGTTATCCAATCCTGATCGTCAACTAACTTACCGAACTCAGCAAATACACTCTCTGCCATTTCGGGTCTGACACCTGCTTCATCACAAGCCTTACGGAATGTCTCAGCGATATGTGTAAAAATAAT